ACTGTAATGACGGCAGTGTTCGGATAATATTTTTGCAGTTTTCCATAATGCGAAGCTTTGCAGTCTCCATGCCCTGCTCGTCCTTTCGGATTTTGAGCCATTCGGCTAAATCATACCACCCCTGCACTCTGTCATTCTTTGCCTTCGTCAGCGGAATGCCGCTCTCGGCAAAGATATCAGCTGTGCTTCGCCCCGTGTCTGCGTGTCTGTTCCATAAATCAGGAGGCGCAAATGTGGCAAATACTTCCTCATCGGAATATTCCTTTATCCTTTCGGCAGCCTTGGAAACAACAAGTCCGCTTTCGTAAACCTCGCGGTATACATAAGCATTGTTCTGCTCATCCAGCGCCACCCACAGACAGGCAAGCATATCAAGGCCATAGTCTATGGTTCTGTACCGTCTCCAATGCGACGGCAATCCAAAAGGCTTTATAACGTGGATATCTCTGTTCCACATGGAGAAATACTGTCCCTCGAACACGTCCCAGTCTCCGTTGAGCCATGCTTCCCTCTGCACAGGCGGCAGATTTTCAAGCATTTTCACATATCCGGGGTCACTCTTCATAAGGATCTGATTATCCTTGACCAATGCCTTGATAAATACATAATCGTCAGGATCCTCACTGTCCTTGTATTCCTTCGTTACAAATAGGCGCTTCATAAAATCATGTCCAACGCCGCCCGGGTTCATAGTGAAGTACATTCGCTTTGGGAAGCTGTTGGCACCTCGAAGGCAGGCGGTCAGAGACATAAGCTGATGTTCTGAGAACTGAGTTGCCTCGTCGACAAATATAATGTCATACTGGTTGCCCTGATATTGCAGAAGGTCGTTGTCATGCCGCAGATAGCCGAACAATATCTGCGAACCGTTTTTAAAAAACAAAGTCTTGAGTGAGCTTTTGTATTCGGCAATGCCCTTGCACATCGATGCAAGAGGCTGAATATGGTTCTGGCGCAGTTCGGGCATTGTTCGTCTCAGGATAAGGATAACAATGCCAGGATAATTGAGAGCGAGGAGTGGAGCCTTTATGCGTACAGCCATACTCTTTCCGCCGCCACGGCCTCCACCATATCCTACAAAACGAGCCGAAGCAGAAAGAAACTCCTTCTGCTTCGGCTGTGGTTCAGGTAATTTAAGTATCATCCTGCGCCTTTCCGTTATAGGAGAGGAAATTATCAAACTGCTTTCGCAGCTTGTCCTCTTCATCAGCGCTCATGTCAGGCTTTTCGACATAATGAACTTTTTCGTTCTTCTCACCTGTCTCATGCTTCAAAAAATGCGCCTGCATCTGAAGAAGCATCAAGCCGATGAGAAGCCCGGTGAGGCAACCTATTGTATAGAAAATCATACCTTCCATTACTTCTCAAAGCCCTCCAGTTTTTCAAATACCACCTTGATTTCGCCGCTCTGACCATCTTCTGTCTTGCCCCATCCAAAGTTGTGCTCAAGCGAAACCTTTGCTGCATTCACACCGTTCATCAGCTGTTCCTCGGTGTACATCTCGACATGCTGTCTGGCAGTCAGAACGATATCAGCCAGGTCCTCATCCTTGCCGTACTTTCGTAAAGTTTCGGATGAGATGCCAAGATGCAAAGCCAGACCGCTCATTGTATAAGGGCGGAACTGCTCGAAAACAAGCTTTCCGTCAGCATATACAAGTCTGCCATCGGCATTCACCTTCGGTCGCCAGCATGAATTAAAATAGCCCTTAACGGCTTTGGCGAGAGCTTCGGGCGATTCAAACGTCCGCTTTCTTCCGCCTTTGCCTTTAAGAATCTTCTTCGCCTCGTCTATTCGGGAATATGTTCCCTCATAGATTCTTTCATCCTTCTTCTTTGCCATTACATCACCTGTGGCAACTGCACAGCCGCCTGCAGCTGAGAAGATGTTTTAATCTTCTGCGGCATTGCCATTTGCTGTTTATCTTTAAGCGCCGCAATAAGCTTTGCCTTGCCAGGGATATACGCATCAGGAATCTGCTCAAGATACAGTTCTGCATCCTGAATAATTCCCTTGGAAAGCAGATTATCAAGAGTCTGAATCTGCATCAGTTCGCTGTAATAAGAAGCAGCGCCGATATCGACCTTGAGTGACATATTGACATCTCCGATAGTGGAAAAGTCGAAGTCACCGAGAACCTCTTCACCGCCTTCGATGTCCAGTGTGACAGTTCGCACACCGTAGTGAGCTCGCATCATATCCTGCAGAATGCGGACAGAACTTTCGCAAAGCTCATAGAACGCCAGCTTCTGCAATTCAAGAGGCATACTGGATGCCTTCTGCGTTGCAATGATAGCTGTGGCATTGTCAGGAGTGATGTTGCCCAGAACAACGTCGGAAGCGCCCATAAACTCGAGAGTCTTCTGGATAAGGTTATCAATAAGCTGAAGCACCTGATTGGACATATCAGCTGAACGCCATGGAACTGCAATAGCATTTTCGGCAGGGCTGCCGTTTACTGCTATGGCCTCGCCCACTTTGTTTGACCAATGCATGATTTTGTTTCTGTCATACATGATTTTCGGGAAAGCATTGTTCTTGATGGAGAGAATAGCCATTCCGAAAAGCTGATTTATGGCAATCTGGTTAGGAATGTAAGCTGATACAGCCGCCGCACCGTGACACGAATGTTTCACCTTCTCCCAGCGCATTCCTGCGATAGGATACTGCTTGTAAGTCGTGTCCCATTCTTCCTTGAGAATAACCTTCGGTGTGGATTTAACACACCATATCGTGCCGTTCTTGCGGAAGTATCTGTGGATGACCGTTGTCAGCTCGGAGGCATACGGCTCATTCTGCGTGTCCTCGTTCTCTCTGTCAGGGATAATGGCAGAGATTATGTCGTCAGAAAGTCCGTCCCTTTCGGCTTCCTCTTTCAGCAAAACTGTCGGAACTTTGAGAGTCACCAGCATATATGGCTGTTTCTCGATATCGGCAGAGTGGGGGTTGCCGAAGATGAGATTTGTGTTCTCAATTATCTCCGCCCTTATGTCACCCTTTACGAGCTGGCCGGTCTCGATAGCTGGGTCGAAATAGAAGTGGAGATATCCGTCTCCGTCGACAGCTGCATTGCGGAGCACATCGCGCAGGAGCGACTTAAAGCCGGAAAGTTCGATAGTTTTGTCGACCGCATCGGAGATGACCTTGGCAGTCAGCTGATTTGTCTCGGTCTCTTCGAAAGGTCTGTAGGAAGCAGAAACGTCATTGGAGACAATCATGGAGATGAAGAATGAAACAACACGACGGAGGACATTGATGACAGGCTTATCAAGGTCAGGGGCGTTGCATCCTTCCCACTGCTTGCCGATATAGAAGTTTTCGTTTACACGAACTGTTTCAAAAAGGTCGATAGAGCTCTTGTAGCTCTTGCCCTTTGTGAACTCTTCGTATATCTTTTCAGCTGTCAGTTTCATTTTCATCACCACCTTTCTCCAACGCACGAATATTGTACCACGAAAAAACGGCTGAAAACGGCTGTCTTTTTTGCAAACAAAAAGCTCCCCCTTCCGGGAGAGCATAAGCCTATCCGATTTTCTTCAGTTCCTCACGCACCAGCACTCTGATGCGTCCTTCACTGTAATGCACGATGGCAGCCACTTCGGTCCACGAATATTTGTTCGCCGAAAGATAACGCATAAAGATTGCCTGGCGCACTCTCGCATCCTGAATCTCAGCAACAGCCTTTTCAATTTCCTTGATTTCTGTCGCCACTTTCTCAGGATCGAGCGCAATGCCGGACCTGATTTCACTTTTCAAAAATCTGTACTGCTGCAGCCTCTGTTTAAAAGTCACCCCCACCTCCTGCGTGTATATATAAAATTTGCGCACGCGCAATAATGAATCGCGCGCTATTTTCAATGACCGCGCCCGCATAACGAGCACCGCCCCAACTATCTGCCACTTTTTCGGGCCATTTTTGCCCTTTTGGTTATAAACTTAAGCGTTTAACGAGTTCCGTAAGAACGCGCGCACGCGTTCTGCATATATTGTATCACACAAAAACGGCTAAAAGTGGCTATTTTATTGTAAAAAATAAAAAAGGCGGAAATTATTCCGCCTTTTGTAGTAGGTTTTGTTATTTAATGATTTCCGATTGCTCTAAAGAATGTTCTATGCAGCACATTAAATTATCTTCAATATATACTTTTACTTTTAATATTTTTGCATTTGCAACAACAGGAAGATTTGAAAAAGTAATGTCTGCTATATTGTCATATTCAATAGTTGTAGTTGTTTCTTTATGTTCATATACACTTTTACTTGTACACCAATCCATAACTACCTTAACAGTTAGTGAATCTAGTTTTTCTATGCTGTTCTTTTGCATTTGCCTAAGTATATACTTCCTTTTATTCAATGTATTTGAAAAATTAATATTCAAAACATTTCCAAAAAAACTACACTCAGTTATATATAAGCCATTATACTCAAACATATCCGTCTTACATATTTTTATCTTATCTTTATATTTGAGATAATTAAGTTGGTTTTTTGACCTCAATAAATTTAATAATGTCATTCTTTCAACGACATTTCTACATAATATAGCTTCTAAACACGTATCTATTTTCATGGAATTAGGATATAAAATTTCAGCTTGCCTATACGGTTTATTTTCTTCAAAATTTTCAAACCCTATACTGTATATCCTCTTGAAATCCAAGTTTGAAAATGCCTCCACCCCTTCGTATAGTTCCGCTCCATTTCCTGCTTGCCTACGTTCAGAAAATTTAACTCCTTCACAAGATAGCAATTTAGCTAAATCAAATACAAAGAATATTGGAACCGTCATATTAGCTTTATCATCATTATAATATCTTAATTTTGGGTGTTTATACCCCTCATTATAATATTGGGTCGGTGTCAAAGGTCTAAAATAAAACCTAACATTTGACAAAACCGAAATATTAGTCATATCAATAACTTGTCGACTTGCATTGTCATTTAGCATTAAACCCATTTT